TGCAAGCCATGGGTTTCCTCAAGGCTGCCGCTGAGACTGGTCAGATCAACGGTGAAGAGATGGTGCAACTAATGAAGCGTGGTGTCGTAACGGCACAGGAGCTTTACCGACAGTTGCCATTCATCCTTGGTCTCGAAGCAGCAACACGACATAACGCCCTCCAAGCCATCCGTTCTCCCGGTGCAGATGCTGAGGCGTTCCTCAAGGCATTCACTGTGGTCTCCGGATCCACCCGTACGATCAAGTCTTACCTCGGTAAGAACCTCCAAATGGTTCAAGCATTCGGGGATATGGACACGATCTCCAAGGGCTTCAATGCACTCTCACCGGCTGACCAGCGGGTGCGTATGGAGATGTTTGGTGATGCCCTCGAATTGCTCCTTCGGGATCCATCAACAGGCCGCCGTGCTGCAACGCTGCTTACCGAAGGTTCCTATCGAAGTGGAATGCGTGTAACGGTTGAGATGTTCCGTAACTCGATCCTTTCGGGACCAAAGACCCTTGCAGTCAATGCCTGGAACGGCTTGCAGATGTTGGCAATGCCTCTTGAGCGGGCTGCTGGCAAAGCATTGTCAGGTGATGCAGCGGGCGCAGCGAATGAACTATCGGTATTCACGCGGTACTGGTCACAGACTACGGATGCCTTTCAGGCTCTCAAGATCTCCGCGTCAGAAGAAGGTGACTCCTTCGTTCTCGGTCGAGGAAACCAACAATACGGTGATGAGTTTGTACCTGGTAGGCGTATTGGCTCCAAGGGTGTTACTTGGCTTAACGAGGTGGACAAGGTCACCGGCGCAGTCCAACGCACACCAGCCGGTGCTGCAATGGATTGGTTTGGTCAATTCGTCAACGCTCCCATGAGAGCCCTCGGTTTTTCCGATGAGTTCTTCATGACCCTTGTCGCCCGCTCAGAAGCCGATACGGTTATCCGTGCTGAAGTAGCGAAGCGCATGGGCAAGCCCCTCACTCATGCTGCGGTATCAGCAGAGGTATCGAGGCTCCGTGATCTTCTCTTCATTGATGGTCAGCTGTACACCCGTAAGACTGTAGAAGAGCGTGGGTTCCGTCAGGCTCGGGATAAGTACCTGCCTGGTGCTTTCCGGGAAACCCTCGGTACCGTGGTTGCTGATCGCCTAGGGAAACCTGTATCTGACCCAGCAGTGGTCACCGAGGTCAGTCGCCTCTACAACGCATCCATCAAGGCTGGCAAGGTTGATCGAGATGCCATCAAGGCAATCGCTAATGAGGCTGAACGAAAGTCCGTCATGTCTGCCTTGGATGCCTCGGGTGCCAAGGCAAAGGCAAATCCTCTGTTCATCCCTGAAGTCCAACGGTATGTCGATCAGAACTGGGATGCCTATATCGATAGCGACATGGCTCCCGTTGGTGGCAATATGCAACAGGCCGCCGGTGAGGACTATCGAGTCCTTCAGCGTGTCTCAGGGGAAATCGAGCGTCGCGTCAAGGAACAGACTTGGAAGCGTGACTACACCGATATCGCTGATGAAGCAGCACCCTTCGGCTCACGACTCGTAGGCAACATCGGTAAGGCGTTCTCAACAGCAGTCGGTCATGTACCTGAACTGCAACTGATTGTTCCGTTCATCAAGACCCCTACGAACCTACTCGCCTTCGTTACAGACCGTAACCCCATCGGGCAGAGTCTCGCTTGGGTGCAAGCAGCCAAGGCTGGTGATAAGAAGGCAGCAGCTCAGGCAGCAGGGCGATTGGCTACCGGAACTGTCCTGTACACCACAGGCATCGGTCTAGCCGCTAGTGGCATGATCACCGGCAAGGGTCCTGTAGATCCCGACATCCGAAAGCAACTCCTTGCATCCGGTTGGCAACCCTATGCCATCAAGGTGGGAGGCGTGTATGTCTCCTTTGGACGCAATGACCCAGTAGCCACCTTCCTTGGAATCGTCGCGGACACTGTGGACATCAGCCGCAGCACCTATGACCCAACCCCTGAGGACAACGGGATCATCATGGGTGTCTCTAAGGCTGCCATCATGTCTATCGCTAACAATGTGACTTCCAAGTCATACCTGCGTGGATTGACTACGGCTATGTCAGCGGCCATGGGTGATGAGGCTGCTGCAAACAAGATGATGCGTCAGTTTGCAGGAGCAGTTGTACCGAACGCCTTGGCACAGACTGAGGCAACCTTTACCGACAGCACCATCTATGAAACCCGTAACGCAGTCGATGCCATCTTGGCTCGTCTACCGTTCACGGGGAACTCCGTTGATAAGACCCGTAATGCTCTTGGGGAACCACTGCAAGGCACCGAGAGCCCATGGTCTATTCTGTTCCCCGTTACTGGCACCCGGGCAACCAAGGATCCTGTGAACCGTGCTCTATCGGATTCCTTGATCTCAGTAGGTGGAGCCCGTCGAACCCTCCCAGGCAACATCGATCTCAAGCAGATCAAGTTGAAGAACGGTCAGTCTGCCTATGACCGCTATGGGGAACTCACGGGTCAAGTGAAGATCGGTGGGAAGACTGTGCGTGACCAACTGCGCTCCGTGATCTCATCACCGTTCTTCAAGGGTCTCCCTGAAATGGGTACCGATGGGATCACGAGTCCCCGCACATCGCTCATCCGAGGGCAGGTATCTGACTACCGTCGGGTTGCCCTTGAGAAGTTGATCAAAGAGTCGCCTGAACTAGCCCAAGCCATGGCTCATGCCCGTGATGTCAAAGCCAATCTTTACCGAGGAAACTGATGCCAGCATTCTATGAACTGACCTACTACGCCCGTACTTTCTACTCAGGCAACGGTGGCACCAATGATTTCTTGGTGACCTTCTATGGGGGAGCACCGCTCGACCCTAGTCATGTACGGGTGTATGTGAATCAGACAGAGATATCGAGTGGCTGGTCTTTCGTGACCATCAACGGTGCAACCTATGTCCACATCGATGTTGCCCCAGATGGTTCCACACCAGGCAATGTAATGCTCCGTCGATTCACACCGGCGCGTGAGGCTGACCGTGTGATCAACTTTACCGATGGTGATGTGCTGACTGCATCAGACCTGGATATGTCGCAGCTGAACTCCCTGTATGTCTCTCAGGAATCCTCGGATCAGTTCCTCGACCAGGGTGGAGCAGGGGTCAGCATTAACTTCGCTGAGACCATTACGGGATCCAAGACATTCACGGGAACTACGACTATTGCTCCTGAAGGATTCTTCAAGTTCACGCAGGGTCTCGACATCATTGCTGACAAGACTCCAGGAGGTAAGCAGTATGTCCTTGGTGCAAACGGTACATCCGGTGATGTCCACTGGGAAGAAACAACCATTAACGCTGGTTCTCTCCCTGCAACAGTAGTCCTCACCGATAGCATTCAGACCATTGATGGGCAGAAGACATTTACGGGTGCTGTGGAGATCAACGCTCCGCTGAAGGTCACCGGATCTGCTGTCAGTGGTAAAGCACTTGTTTCATCAACGAATGATGGATCGGTGGCGTGGTCATCCATTGTCAATGGCATCAAGCTTGGATCAGAGGCTGCTGCGTCATCTACGGGAACAGTAGTCATTACACCGGCATCCATTGGTGCTATCGCCGTGGGTGCTACGGGAGCAACACAGACTGTAGCGGGACCCGTGGCATTCACAGGGAGCGTAGGGCTTGGTAGTGATGTGTCTGCATCCGTCTTAAATGTCACAGGCACATTGAAGCTCAACCTTCAAGATGGTGATGAACCTATTGGCAAGGTGCTCACTTGCACAGGTGTTGATGGGACTTCTGCTTGGCAGCCCGCAGCGTCTTCCGGGATTACATCGGTCAATGGATTGAGCGGAACCAATGGGGCGGTCACCATATCAGCGGGTCAGTTAGGTGCTGTGAGTATCAGCGAAGATCAGACTATTACTGGTGCGAAGATATTCAGCAATAACGTCACTCTAGGTACAGACTCCAACGACAACATCTATGTTGGGGGTACTCTGAAGATCCCCGGTGGAACCAACGGTATGGTGCTGATGGCCTCCGGTGATGGAACCCAAGCCATATGGCAGAACGCAACGGCAGCGGGTGTGTCTAATGTAAACGGTGCTACGGGTGCCGTGACAATTACTGCTGCGGGTCTCGGTGCATACACAGCCAACACTATCCCTGTTGCTACGGTGAATCAGCAGGGCATCATGCAGGTCGGTAGCGGTCTATCGGTTACTGCGGGTGTTGTAAGCGTCAACCAGAACGCAACGCTGCCTATTGCGACTGCCTCTGTACTCGGCGCTATCAAGATAGGCAGTGGTCTGTCTATCAACGCATCAACTGGTGTAGTGTCAGCCACCTTGAATGGTGCTGTTGGAGTCAACCTCTTCAATGGCCGTGCTGGTGATGTCACCCCTGCTACGAATGATTACACAGCAGCCCAAGTTACAAATGCTGTAGATACCAATACCACGCAGACAATAGCTGCTGCGAAGAAGTTCACAGTAGCTCCTACGGTCACATCATCGGGAACTGCTGTAGGAACCAACGGGTCTAACGGCGTATCTATTGAGCCAGCGGGTCTAGTCAAGGTACAACGGGTCAACAACAACGATCATGTTTGGGAAGGTGTTGCACCTGGAGGTGGTGTCACTTCATTCATCGAGGCTGATGGTGACGCATACTTCTCAGGACTCTTGACAACAGGTCTAGGTTTCTCCAGTCCAGGTGGTCTGACCATCGGACAAAATGCTGGTACGGGAATCTCCATCACAGGAACCCTAAAGTTCAGTGGGTCAGGAGCCCCTAGCGTTGGTAGTGTCATGTCTTGCACCGCAGTAGATGGTGCTGTTGGTACTGTGGCATGGGGACCACCAACGAGTGCTCCTGTAAGTTCTGTTGCAGTTAACGGCGGAACAGCCCTCACAGGCGCAGTCAATATTGTCGCTGATGGCAACGGAGCAGCAAACGGCCTTGGTGCTGTCACTAAGACTGGGGCACAGACCATTACGGGTACCAAGACATTCTCAGTTGCACAGGACTTTCAAGCAGGGATGACGCTCGGTCTCGTTCTTACCGATGACCTCCTAGTCAAGGGGACACTACGGATCCCTACGAGCCCCGCCGCCGGTAAGGTTCTTACTTCTGATGCAACTGGTAAAGCAGGTTGGGCACCATCGCTTATTACATCTGTGAGTACCCAGATTGGTGCAGCGGCACCCGTTGCTCAAACAGGTGCTGTACTCATAACTGCTACCAACATTGGTGCAGCCACTACAGGTGCCCTTACAACCCTTACAGGCCAAGTCACCGCTGCTTCCACTTTGGCTACCAATGCACAGAACGCGGCTGACGCTGCTGCTGGTGTAGCTGCCACGAAACTGAGTTCAGTCACTATCACCACAACAGATATCAACAATCTGCCTGTGTCCTGCCTATCTGGACTTGGTACTGCCGCTTCACCCCTCAAGGTGCTCGGTGCGGCTCCATTGGGTCCCGCTACTGGTGATCTCAGCAGCTCCTACCCGGCCCCAACCATTGGTGCCAACAAGGTCACCTATGGAAAGATGCAGCAGGTATCCACGGGACTCCGGCTACTAGGGAACCCAGCAGTTGGTGCTACCGCTGCGAATGTCACTGAGATCTCCTTAGGTGCCGGGCTTGGTTTCGTATCGGGTCAACTAGCGAACACTTCGATCCCCACGGTATCCGCTGCGGGAGCCAACACCTTTACGGGTGCCAACACATTCCAAGGGAATGTAACGGTTGGTGATGCAGCGGGTGATGCTCTTACGGTAAACGCAACGATGTCCACGGTTGCCCCGGTGACCTTGGGTGCCACTTCGAGTCCCAATCAGATCACTATCAATGGACCACTGAAGATTACTTCGGGGAGCCCAGCGGCAGGACAGGTGTTGACCTGTGATGGAAGCGGTAATGCAACTTGGGAACAATCAGCGGCAAATCCCTATACGCCATCGTTGACCGGAATCGGATCTGTTCAAATGTTAGGGTGGTCAACCTTTATCAATGGCAGTCTAGGCGGTCTTTGGTGTTTCCCTTCACCTAGCCTCATCGTTGAGTATGCAAGTGGCGGAGGAAGCAATCCTCAGATTCGTGTTGCAGCAGGAATGGGCACTTGGTTAGCAAGAAAAATGGATGGGGTCGGCACTACCCAATATACATTGACCGACACACTTGGGCCGCAAAGAAGTCTTTTGGAAGCGAGTAATCGGTGGATGCTCGTCCGAGTCTCCTAAGGCATCCCATGAATACCCAACTCGACCATGAAGTCATGCTTGCTATTGGCCGCCTTGAGGGAAAGCTCGACCTGCTTCTACAGCAGCGTCAGGCTGCCCAAGTGGAACTAAAGGAGTTAGATAATCGCGTTCGTCATCTAGAGCAATCACGCTCTTACATCATTGGTGCAGCAGGAGTCGTTGCTGCAATCGTTTCAGCCCTCTTTCAGTACACCCTAGCGAGTAAATAAATATGCAAGTCAAGTATCTCCTGCCTAAGACAAGTAACTTTGCTACTAACGGCAGCATCACCGGTCCGACGCATCCATACAACCCAATTTCATCAACGGTTGGATTGCTTCTACTTAGTCTCGTTAGTTCCTCCACCACAGCGACAACGGTTGGTACAGCGACGATTGAGGTTCAAGGAACCGTTGATGATGTGGAGTGGTTCACTCTTCTCAGCGTCCCTGTGGGCTCATTGAAGATGCCTGTTGGTCACTTTGATGTAGGCACCGTCAATGGAGCAAGGAACTACACACAGGTCATTCAGACGATGCCTCGTATGCGTATCGTTACTTCAGGTGCCCTCTGCACTGTCGGTGGTTCAACCACTTTCCTACGAGCAGTACTCCTCAATGGCTGATCCCACCAAGGAAACCCTCAAGAGCCTCCATGCGAGTCTCTGCAATGAGCTGCTGCGCCGGGTTGCCTCAGGGGAAGCGACACCCGCTGACCTCAATGTTGCCCGTCAGATGCTCAAGGACAACCAGGTGGATCAAGTGGCTCTCGCGGGTACCCCAATTCTCCGTCTTGCACAGACTCTGCCCTTTGATAATCAGGAAGATCTGCGTACCGGCACCTAAGTATGGAGATAGATCCCCGGCTCAAGGACTTCCGTAATGGACTCCACCTTGTCTGGGCTGAACTTGGGCTCCCTGCGCCCACCAAGGTGCAATATGAGATGGCTTCATGGCTCCAAGGGGGTCCAAGGCGATCTGTAACGCTTGCTTTCCGTGGGGTAGGGAAGTCTTGGATCACTTCAGCATTCGTTATGCATGAATTGATGTTGGATCCTACGAAGCAGTTCCTCGTTGTCTCTGCATCCAAGAACCGGGCTGATGAGTTCGCCTCATTCTGCCGGAAGTTGATGCAGGTAGTGCCCATGTACCAGCACTTGATGCCCAGGGATACCCAAAGGAACTCAGCGATAGCCTTTGATGTGGGTCCTGCGCCACCGAGCCATGCTCCAAGTGTCAAGAGCCTCGGTATCACCGGGCAGTTAACAGGCTCCCGTGCTGATGTAGTGATCCTTGACGATGTGGAGGTAGCCAACAACAGCCTCACCTCCACCATGAGGGAGCAACTACAGGAGCGCATCAAGGAAGTTGATGCAATCATCAAGCCTGGGGGGCGCGTCATCTTCCTAGGGACTCCTCAGAGCGAAGAGTCCATCTACAACATCCTCCAAGAGAGGGGCTATGAGTGCCGCATATGGCCAGCCCTGTACCCCTCAGAGATCGAGATGACCGCCTATGGTGGTCGCTTGGCACCAACGATCCAAGAGGAGTGGACTGAAGAGATCGTTGGGACTCCTACAGACCCCAAGCGGTTCTCCAAAGAGGATCTACAGGAACGAGCGTTGTCCTATGGGCGAAGCGGGTTCCAACTTCAGTTCATGCTCAATACGAGTCTGGCTGATCAGGACAGATATCCCCTCAAGCTCCATGACCTCATTGCCTATGGTGGCGATTGGGAGCAAGCACCGGAGCGTCTGGTGTGGTCAGGATCCAAGGAGAAGATCGAGGAAGACCTACCTGCCGTTGGCTTCCGTGGTGACCGCTACCACAACCCCATATCCATCTCAGACAAGTTCATACCCTTCGCAGGATCCGTGCTTGCCATTGACCCCTCAGGGCGTGGTGAGGATGAAACTGCGTATGCCGTCGTGAAGATGAGCAATGGATGGATGCACCTCACCGCCGCCGGTGGTCTCCGTGGTGGCTATACACCTGAGAACCTCAGAGCACTCGCCAAGGTTGCCAGGGATCAGAAGGTCAACAAGTGCATCGTCGAATCAAACTTCGGGGATGGAATGTTCACGCAGCTCCTGACCCCGTACCTACGGGACTCATGGCCATGC